ATAAGAGGATCGTCGTGGGCCTGGTCGGCCGAGGTTTGTGCCGACTGATGCCGAGAGGCAGAGGGTTGAAGAGCTCGCAGGGTGCGGCGTGCCGGAGCATATGATCGCCAGCCTGATCCGAGACGGGATCCATGTTGATACGCTGCGGGCTAACCTAGGGCAGGAATTGGTGCGAGGGCGGGCAAAGGCGGCCGAGGGGGTCGGCCGGACCCTGTACTCGCGTGCGATGGCTGGCGACGTAGGGGCGATGGTCTGGTACACCAAGACCCAAATGCGTTGGAGCCCAGCTCCCCAAGAAATCCGCATCCAGCAGGACACCCGCGTGAGCATCGTCGGGGCGCTCGAGGCTGCGCAGGCAAGGGTGATCGAGGGGGAGGCCGTGGAGCGCGCCCAGAGGGCGCTAGAGGCGCCGGATGGGGGCGAGTACCAACCGGACGATGGCGACGCGCTGTAGGGGCGTTAAAAAGCCCGCACGGGGCGGGCTGGGGCTAGAGATCGGCCATCCAGACGATGGCCGCGATGATTAGGGCGCCTAGCAGGTAGATCAGAATGGCGCCTCCTCTTGAGTGTGAGGGGGCTTAGGGGGGCGCTTGCCCCTTGCCCCCTTTGCCCCCTTTTGCCCCTCAGGGGGCTTAGGGGCAGGGGAGGGGGGCAGGGGAAATGGGGGGAAAGGCCAGAGGGGGCTATTCATACGCTCGGGCCCGCACGGTGGCCATTTGTCGTTGCGCCCCGGCATCGGTTCGTCGCATGCCGCCTGCCGGCAGGACGTCGGGCGCGTCCAGCGGCCCTCCAAGCATTGCAAAGCAAAGCAAAGGCTCGGACGGACCCAGTGAGTCTCGCCAAATATCCTCTTCGCGGAAACCTTTGCGAACCTGGACGCCGGATCGAAGTGAAAAACTTTGCATGATTGGTTCCTTAAAGGGGCCGCCAGACGAACAGGTCCAGGTAGGCCACGATCACGCCGACGGCCACGACGATGGGCAGGAGAACGCGCTCGGCGAGGGTGGAATCATTACGCTTCATGATGGTCAGTCTCCATAGCCGCCCCGTAGGGCGGCGGTTGGTTAGCGGACGGTTTCGATCCAGCGAAGAACATCGTTCACGGCGATCCAGTCTTTTCGCTCGCCGTTTTCGTCTCCCTTGAACTTGTCAGAGTGCAGGTGTTGCCGCAGCCACTCCACCTGATGGGCGATATGTTCAAGGCGCTCGCCGCGCTCGCTGATGATCGACTCAAGGCGCTTGATGTAATTCATGGTGTTTTTCCATAGCCGCCCCGGAGGGCGGCGGTTGGTTAGCGGGGGATGCGCTTCCAGGTTTCGCGGCACACGAACGTGGCCACTTCAATGAGCTGATCGCGAGCGTCGTCCCATCCGTAGACCGAGACGTTCGCCTGGCGGTTGGCGACCCGCGTCGCGCTATTGCGTTGGCGCCACGCCTCGCGGTTGGCCTGCCGCAGCTCGGCCGGCGAAAGCGTTGCGATACGCTCGCTCAGCTTGTCGCAGCCGACGAACACGCCGAGACCGCGCACGCTGAATTGCAGGGGGCCGAAGGTGTATTTGCGAATTTGAGTGTCGTTTTTGGGGCTCATGCCATTTTCCAGGTTCGCCCGGTCGGCCAATCCGTCTGGGCATATCCAGTTGTTAAGCTAGGCTTGGAATCAAGCGACAAGCCAAGCGTCATCACCAATAAAACCTTCCGAGATAGCTTTGCTGAAGGTATTGGATTCGACGTTTTCTTTAGCCTCCCAAGCCGCGACTCCAGAATTAATTTGCTCGTCAATTGAAGCACCATTAATGTGCAAGGTGACGACGCGGCCGGCGGTATCTTGTAAGGTGATAGAGTAATCGTGAGTCATCTTTGCTTTCCTTGTCTCGCCCGGTCGGCCAATCCGTCAGGGCATGGACACATGATAGCACGCTCGCGCACCGTGTCAAGCGCTTTCGCACGCCATCCTGCACGCGCCGTCGCCCACGCGCACGCACGCACGCGCCCACGCTCGAGCTCGCGCAGACGCGCGCGCGCACGCGCACGCACGCGCGCCCAGGCCCGCGCGCCCACGCGCCCAGGCACACGCGCACGCTCAACGCCGACGCGCCGCCGACGCGCCGCCGACGCCCCCCCCGGAGAGGGCCGAGCGATCCGGTGTGCTTGAACGGTGGACCCGCCCGAAATTTTTTTTATTTCCCGCGCCCTCCATTACAATGTGACACAGGAGGTGACAAATGCAACAGATGAAGTACACGCCTGCGGAAGAGCAGGAATTGATGGCCAGGCTTTGGGCGCCGTTGTTGAGGGATGACCCGGAGGCGTTTGTGATGTTTGCGTTTCCGTGGGGTGAGGAGGGCAAGCCTTTGGCGCGTCACAAGGGGCCGAGGGTGTGGCAGAGGAAGGTGTTGAGGCAGATGGCTGAGCACATCAAGGCGAACCGGACGCGGGAGGCTTTTGAGGTGTTTCGGATGTCTGTGGCCTCAGGCAGGGGGATTGGCAAGTCGGCGTTGGTGAGTTGGTTGGTGTTGTGGATGTTGAGTACGAGGATTGGCGCGAGTGTGATTGTGAGCGCCAACTCGGAGGCGCAGTTGCGGTCGATAACGTGGTCGGAGATCACGAAGTGGCTGGCCATGTTGATCAACAGCCATTGGTTTGAGGTGAGTGCGACGAGGGTGATGCCTGCGAAGTGGCTGACGGATCTGGTGGAGGAGGATCTGAAGAAGGGGACGCGGTATTGGGGTGCGGAGGGGAGGTTGTGGTCAGAGGAGAACCCGGATGCGTATGCGGGTTTGCACAATGATGATGGTGTGATGTTGGTGTTTGATGAGGCGTCGGGGATTCCGGATGCGATCTGGGATGTGGCGCAGGGGTTCTTTACGGAGAACACGCCGCACAGGTTCTGGTGTGCGTTTAGCAACCCGAGGAGGAATTCGGGGTATTTCTTTGAGTGCTTTCATGGGAAGCGGGATTTCTGGCGCACGTTCAACATAGATGCGCGGCAGGTAGAGGGGACGGACAAGGCGGTGTATGAGCAGATCATTGCCGAGTATGGGGAGGACAGTTTTCAGGCGCGGGTGGAGGTGTATGGGGAGTTCCCGAGTGCTGGGGATGATCAGTTCATTGCGCCGAGTCTGGTGGATGCGGCGATGGCCAGGGTGCAGTACAAGGATGAGGAGGCTGGGGTGGTGTTGGGGGTGGACCCGGCGCGGGGAGGGATGGACAGTACGGTGATTGTGGTGAGGAAGGGCCGGGATCTGGTGGAGGTGAGGCGGTTCAGGGGGGATGACACGATGACCACGGTGGGTCATGTGATTGATGCGATTGAGGAGTTCCGGCCGGCGTTGACGGTGATTGATGAGGGTGGGTTGGGCTATGGGGTGCTGGACAGATTGGTGGAGCAGCGGTATAAGGTGCGAGGGGTGAACTTTGGCTGGAAGTCGCGCTCTCCTGCGATGTGGGGCAACAAGCGAGCGGAGATGTGGGGGGCGATGCGGGAGTGGCTGCGCTCGGCCAGTGTTCCGAAGGATCGGCAGTTGAAAGTGGATCTGACGGGGCCGAGGGTGAAGCCGGATTCGAGTGGGACGATCTTTCTTGAGAGCAAGAAGGACATGAAGGCGCGAGGGTTGGCCAGTCCGGATGCGGCCGATGCGTTGGCTGTGACGTTTGCGTACCCGGTGGCCACGAGGCAGGCGCGTGAGCCTGTCCGTCGCTTGACCATGCCGCAACGGGGTGGTGTCTCAACGTCCTGGATGGGGTCGTGATGGCCACAAAGTCCGGCCTGTACGCCAACATCCACGCCAAGCGCGAGCGCATCAAGGCTGGAAGTGGTGAGAAAATGCGAAAGCCTGGTGCTGCGGGTGCGCCGACGGCCAAGGACTTCAAAGAGTCTGCCAAGACGGCCAGGAAAAAGTGATGCCGGGCATAAGCAAAGGGTTTGCAAAGGGGTATTACGGAATCGGACTGCGTTCTGATTTGTATCCTGGCGAAGATGAGTTTTTTCGCAAAAACCCGACGGTAACCGGCATGGCGGCGGACGATGACCGCATCATTTTGAATCCTTACAGCACGTTGTCGGACAGAGAAAAAGAAGCGGTCATCATGAACGAGGCGGCGCGAGTGCATATGCGGCGCAACTTTGAAAGGCCTAGGTTCAACCTGACGCCTGAGCAGGAGGCCAAGTTTAAAAACTACTCGCAAAACCCGGAAGATGTGCGTGCAACCGTGGCGGCGCGTATTCTGTCGGGCGACCCGTCAGCGGGCACGGCAACGCCAGAACAGATGCAGTACGTTCAACGTCTGCGTCAATTCATGGGAGTAAAATGATGCCGCTAGTAAAATCGGCCTCTCCTGCGGCCTTCCGGAAGAACGTCAAGGCTGAAATGGCGGCTGGGAAGCCTCAGAAGCAGGCGGTGGCCGTCGCCTACTCGGTCAAGCGCGAGGCTCAGAAGTCGCCTTCCAAGGGCAAAAAATGAGCAAAAAGGACGTTCTGGAGACGATGCGCCATCGGATGCAGATGGCGTTGAGTGCTTACAGCGACAGCCGGGAAGATGAGTTGGATGA